GGGCCGGTCAAGGCTGTCAAGACCCCCATGAAAGTCCGGGGTGTCCTAGCTTGGGCGGGCCTTGGCGCAATGGCCGAAGACGCTCACCGGCTCGGCACGGGCGAGCCTATCACCAACCCCCACGGCGCGGAGCCGGGCAACATCCTTGATGACTCCGACGACGCCCCCGCCCGAGTGGTCGCCAAGGGCGGCTGGACGTCTAAGCGTTCGCGCGATGCTTCCCAACGCCTCGCCGAGTTCGAAGCCTTCAAGACTGGCGGGACCGTGATTGAAAAGCCCGGACCGCTTGCAGCACCGCCGGTCGAAGAGCAACTCCAACGGTTGCTCAAACGATGGAAGGCCCACGGTCTTGACAAGACCGAGTCTGACAAGCAAGTTCAGCACCTAATCCGGTCGAACGACTTTAGAAAGGCGGTGTCTGTGATGGAAAACATGATCGAAGCGATGAACCCCCCGCGAAACTTTGTCCCCTTTGGGCCGGTCCACGGCGCATGGGTCAAGGCCCGCAACGGCGAGGCCACCCAGTACTGGAAAGCCGGCAAGCTGTTTACACCGGCCGTCTTCGGCGAGCAGTTTCTCGGCGAGTTCAACCCGGCCGACCTCGTCAAGACGAGCGCGGTCGAGGGCAACGACATCTCGACCGAGACCCCCATTGGCGAGGTCGTGGACACGGGCGTCGTCGAAGAGGCCGAGCGTCGGGAGGCACAGCCACACACGCGCGATCTTCGCGAGATCCCCGTGCTCGACGGGACGTTGCTGCAAGACATGTACAGCGTGAACGGCGGCGGCGCTTTTCGTTCATAGGGGGTAAACCATGGCAATCGCCGATCGTTTACGGGACACCGCAGCCCGCGTCGGCGGTGTCCTTGGGTCCGTCGTCAAGGAGGGGGTCACGGCGTTTTCAAACGCCCGCGCCCCCGCACCCCTGCCGATGCACCCCGCGTCAAAAAGCATTGACCAGCACCTAAGAGAGGTTGAGGGGATGCCCCTTGACCTGCTGACCAAGGGCAAAAAGGGCGAGGGAACCCCGCGCGGAGCGGAGTTCAACCCGCTTGAGGCTTACGGCCGGGTCACCTCCGACGCGGCGATGTCGGACCTCCACCCCGGCACTTGGGATATGTCGTTCCACACGTTGGATCGACTCTCCCGGCTGTCGATCCCGGCGATCGTGATCAACCACCAGATTGACGAGATCGCGGAGTTTTGTACTCCACAGACCAACCCTTACACGTTCGGGTTCCGCGTCACGCTTGACGACGACGAAAAAGAGCCAACCGCCAAGCAAAAAAAGCGGATGGAGGAAATAACCAAGGTCCTTAACAACCCGGCCGGCCAGCATCAGGACGGCGGGCTTGAGGGCTTTACCCGGCGCGTGATGCGGGACTCGCTCAGGTATGACGCTTGTGCCGTCGAGGTGCTCAAAGACCGGTCGGGCGCGCCGATCGGGATGGTCGCGTACGACGCGAAGACGATCCGCCGCCGCGAACCGACCAACGACTACATGTCGACCGGCCGCTGGGGCGAAGACTCGGGCTATGTCCAATGGATCGATCAACGCGTCTGGGCCGACTGGGACGGCGACGAGTTTTTATACGGCGTGCGCCGACCCCGCACCGACAACGACGCTTTCAACTACGGCTTCCCCGAGATGGAAGAGATTCAAACGGTGCTCACGTCCTTCGCCCGCAGCGAGAACTACAACACCGTGAACTTCACGTCTGGGATCCACGCGTCGACGATCCTCGGCATCGTGTCTTCGATGGACACGGAGGCGTTTACCGCCTACCGCCGGATGTTTGAGGCCAACTTCTCGGCGGCGGCACAAAAGCGGCGTCTCCCGATGATCCAGCTCGACCCCGAGTTGAAAGAGGACCTGAAAGCGGTCAACCTCGGTCACAGCAACCGGGACATGGAGTACTCGAACTGGATGAACTATCAGATCAAACTGATCTGCGCGATCTACGGCGTTGACCCCGCCGCGGCCGTCGGGATGGTCTTCGGCAACGAGGGGCAATCCTCTTCGCTCGGCGGGACCGGGCCGGGCGACCGATACTTGCAATCGAAAGCACACGGGATCCGGACCAAGCTTCGTTGGTACAGCGCCTATCTCACGCGGTTCGTCAAGCTGTTCGACCCGGAGATGAAATGCACCTTCGGCGGCTTTGACTCTATATCTGAGCAAGACAAGCTCGACATGGACATCAAGCAACTAAACGGCTTCGTGACCGTCAACGAGATTCGCACCCGTTACGACCTCCCGGCTATCGAGGGCGCTGCGGGTGACGTAATCGCCAATCCCTATGTCTCGCAAGTCCAGCAAATGGAAGCATCTATGGCGCAAGGCGGCGACGACGGTATGGGCGGCGGGGGTGGCATGGGCGACGACGAGCTGCAAGCGTCTTTCTCGCGGGACCTCTACCTCCCGCGCGGCGGCAACATTGACTCCATCACCAAAGCGGTCGCGCGGCGGTATGAGGAAGGGTTTAGGCGGGGCCTCGTCACCCGGCCGGCCGATTGGAAGCCGGGCAAGCCGCTTGGTATCGTTCATCGGGGCCGTAACCGCGAGCCCGTGCTCGTCTCAATCCGGGTTTAAGGGGGAAACGTGCAAATCCAAATAGTCGAAGACACGCCCGGGGAGATTCAGGCGCTGACCGCTCAAGAGATAGTCGCCAAGCTCTACATTGGGATGACCCGCGCGAGCGAGCAGCTATTAAAGGGGCACGCGGAGCGGGGCGGCGAGATTGACGCGCTCGAAACGTTGCGCGTGGACTTGCACAAAGGGTTCGAGGCCCGCCTTGAAGCAATCCGAGCCGGGTTGATCAAGGACTTGGGCGACGGCGCAGAGGGGGCGTAATGTACGCGCTCGCGACTCTTGCCGGTTGGGACCACGTCCAAAAAGCCAAGTATCTCTCGAAAAAGTGGGCGAACGGCTCTTGGCAGTACACTTACGCCAAGCCGGCCGCGGGGGATAAGCCGAAGGCCAAGCCCTCGGCAGTCCCGGCGAAACCTAAGAGCTACACGCTGACCCCCGGCGGACTTCCCGGCGGCGAGACGTGGAAGCATCACTTCTCGGGACACCCCGACGGCGGCGGACAGCCGACAAAAGAGCGGGCGGCTGTCCACGCCGAGATCGTCAAGCGGGCGCTAGAAGCGAGCCCGGGGGAAGCAAAGGGCAAGCCCACGCTCTACCTTATGCAAGGCGGCTCGGGTGCGGGTAAAAGTTCGATCCTTCGGCGCATGGGTCTCGGTGACGGCGCCGTGATCGTCAACAACGACGACGTCAAGGTGGAACTGCCGGAGTTCAAAAAGTATCTCGACGACCCCGCGGGCAAGGTCCCTGCAAACGCCTCGTCTGACGTCCACGGCGAAAGTTCGTTTGTGATGAAACAGATCCGGGAGGCGGCTATTAAGGGCCGGCGAGATATCATTTACGACTCGAACCTAAACAACGTCGGGATCGCGCGGAACATGATCGACCGGTTCAAAAAGTTGGGATACAACATACACCTAATCACGGTCCACGCGGATTCTAAAACGGCGCTTCAACGGGTCGCTGACCGTCACGTCAAGACCGGCCGAGGCGTGCCAGAGTGGGCTGTCCAGTCGTCGTTGCGGGACATGCCGGGGGCGTTCCGGGGTATCAAAGACCTCGTCGACAACTATGATCTTTATACGACGACGGCAGACGAGAAGTCGGTCACCGACCCGATGACGGGCAAGACAGACGTCACGACCGTTCGCCATATCGCGGCCGCTCGCACCGACGCCGGAACGGGCCACCGGAAAGAGGACATCTTACACCCGGCGCTTAACGCTAGGATCGTGGGCGCGTAATGTTTGATCTCGACCTCGCGGCGGACCAAGTCGCGGCCCACCTACGGGAAAACTACCTCCACGGCGTAGTCAGCGGGCTGGCCGAGTGGAACGTGAGCCCGGCCGAGTTACCAACGTTGCTCGGCCTCATGTATGCCGATGGGATCGGCTCGCCCCGCTGGACTCTCGCGCGGTGGGTCCGCCGTCTCGCCGATTGGATCGAAGACCGGGCCGGGTTGGAAAAAGCCGTCAAGATAACCCCCGGCGTGACGGCGTCGAAGGCATTTCCGAACTGGCTCAAGCCGCCCGAGTTGGAGGCGTGGACTTTCGCGCGCGAGCGGGCTGGTCTTCGTATCGAAGGGCTCGCGGACTCAATGCGAGCCCGGTTGCGGTCTGTGATGGCGGACGCGATCTCGGCAAACCGGCCGCGGGCCGAGACGGTTAAAATCGTCACAGAGCGGATGGAGAAAGCGTTTATCGGGGCCGGCAAAGACTGGGAACGAATCGCCGTCACCGAGTTGGCGGCGGCGTTCAACGAGGGGGTCGTCACGGCCTCGGCTCAAAAGGGCGTCAAGCTGTACAGGGTCCGGACGAATACCGACGCGTGCCATGTTTGCAAAGACGTTTATGACGGCAAGACTTTTACACCGGCGGAGCTGATCAAAGTCATGCCCCCGATACTACACCCCCGGTGCAGGTGCGTCGTGATTCCGCAAAACCTGAAAAAGTAGCTGTCGAACGAACACCCGTTTATTTGACGTCAAGAAAACGGGGTGATTACCTCGCCCCATGCTGACGCACGACACCATTTCAAGTTTTACACCCGGTCTGGCACCGCTCATGAAGGGCGGGCAGATTGAGCGCGGGCTTATCCGGGGAATCGCGACGTCGGAACGCGTCGACTTGCAGGGCGAGATCCTCAAGCGCGACGGCGCGAATACACTGCCGTTTCTTGGCGATCTGGCCAAGGGCGGAGACGAGGCCAACACGGGCGCAATCACGCTTGAGCACCCGGCCGGGGTTTTCAATCCGATCGGCGAGCCGGTGGAGTTGGAAAAGGGCGTAAGCCCAGCCGGCGACAAGTGTTATTTCATGGTTGCGAAGCTTTGGGTTGACGAGGACGATCTCGCGCTTAAAACGTGGGAAAAAGTCCTTGCTATTCAAAAAGCCTCAAAGCGGGTCCGCCTCGGATTCTCGGTCGAGGGGCGTGCCGACAAGCGCAACACGACCAACCGCAAAATCATCGACGAGTGGACGTGGGTAAACACGGTCGTCACGGGCGCCCCACGCAATCGTGACGCGTTTTTCGACCCGATCCTCGCGTCACTCAACGCGTCGCCCGCTGGCCGGATGGCACTGGCCAAGGCCATGAGCGAAATGCAGCTTCCGGTCCCGGTCGACATTTCACCCTCTCTCGGGCCGGGTCAAGGTGACGTCAACGGCGTCCCCGTCGGCAAAGCGCTTGAGCTGGGCTATCTGTGCGAAAAGTTGGGCCTAAGCGAGCTAGACCTCACGGTGGGGTCGGCACTCAAGGGCTCCGCCTCATGGGCGGAAGTGCTCCGCAACATCCTGCTCCGCGTCGCGGGCAAATAAGAGGAGAAAGAACTATGAGCAAGGCATCGGAGCTTCGCGCTCGACTCAAGAACGTTGGAATGGAAAGCGCAGACATTGACCGCATCGTCAAAGGCGAGATCGCCGCCGGCAACGCGACCGACGACGGCGTTTCCGGGTCCGTCCCGATCCAGCTCATTATCGACGCCGCCGAGAGCCTTCGGGCTTTCGGGCCGGGTGACGCGCCTCAGACGGCAGCGGGGATCATGAAGGGCGGGGCCGCTCTCCCGGAAGAGGTCTCCGACATGTTGCGCGCAGCGTGCGCGAACTCCGAGGCAACGGTTGAGTACCAAAACGAAGTCATGCCGCTGATCGCCAAGGGCGTGATGGCGCAGGGCACCGTGATCGAGGCTCTCGTCGACGCGGTCGCCGGCCTCGAAATGATCGTCAAGGGCATGGCTGATCGGCTCTCGGAGCCGGTTGCACCCCGCGGCGTGACCCCCGGCGCCCGCCCGGTGAACCACCCGAGCGACCTCGCCAAAGGTGGAGCCGCCCCCGCGCGCACTATGCCCGCCCCGGTGTTGGTCACACGCGACCAACTTCACACGGCCCTTCGTCGCGAGCAGGACAAGGCCATCAGCAAGGGCGGCGACGCGGACGACATTGAGCACCTCGGCCGTGCAATCAGCGCGGTTGAAAGCTCGCAGATGACCGTCCCGCAGATCCTCAAGCAGTTCGACATCAGCCTCGGCTAATCCGCCGCCGCGCAACCTGAAACGAAACCGCCGTGACCCGGCATCAAGGAGAAGAACATATGTCTAGAATCTCACTGCATATGGCGAACGGTGGCACACAGCGTTCGTCGAAGGTCGACCAAGTCCTTAACGAGTACGAGGGGACCTCCATCGAGAAGGCCGAGGGCCTCGCGTATTCGCCGGACCAGAACTTTTCGGGCGCTCCGAGCCTCTCGCCTCTGACGACCCAATCGATTCAGGGAACGCTCGTCGATGAGACTTTCAAGAGCCGCGCCCTCTGGTTGTGGCCTCGTCTGAACAAGACCAAGATGAACAACAACCTGAGCCATGAGGCAACGGTTGTGAAGTCGCTCGGTTCGCCGGTGGACCCGTTCTTTTCCGAGGGCGGCGTTAACGCCTTCTCCGAGGCCGAGTTCGACCGCATCACGACCCGCGCGAAGTTCATTTCGGAGAATATCGAGGTTCCCGACACCGCGGCGATCATCCGTGGCGGTCTCGACGGCAATAACAGCGCGCTGGAGACTCGCACCCGGCTCGGCATCAAGAACATGCTGGGCTTCATGGAGCGTTGGCTTATCGAGGGCGATAGTGACGTCTCGACGTTGCAGATCGACGGCTTCCGCAAGGGCGTTCTGGCGCGCGGCGTCGTCGTCGACCTCAAGGGCCGCGCGCCCAACTCGGAGGACATCGAGAACGTCGTCGGCGAGCTTCAGGCGGACGGCCGCCACGCGATGGATCTGGAAGCCTTCACCGACCCCCGCGTTAAGCGCGTGCTCACGACCCTCGACGCGGCCTCTGGCCGTTATCCGAAGGATCGGGGTGGCGTCGTGTCGCGTATCGGCGGACCCTCGGACGTCATTTTGACGACCGAGACCGGCGAGGCCCCCGTCTATTCGATGCAGCTCATTGGTATGCAGGACAGTTACGCGGCGGCGGGTCTCGGCGACGGCAAGCCCACCGTGGCCGCCTCTGGCGTGGCGGCTGTTAGTGCTGACGCGCTTTCCCGCTTCTCCGCCACCGACGTCGGCGAGTACGACTACGTAGTCGTGCCCGTAGGCGACAAGGGCGTTGGCGCCCCGATCGCATACTCGGCCGTGACGATCGGCTCGGGCGAGAAAGCGGTCTTTACGCTCGCCGATGCGGCCGTCTCCGCGACGAAGAACACCACGGGGATGGTGCGCTACTATCGTCTATATCGAACCGAAGCGGACGGCACGCTTACGGGCTACATCGGGCAGTTCACCCGCGCAGCTTTCGGGGTCAACACGACCATCACGGACCTAAACGTCCGTCGGCCGTTCAAGCGTCCGATCTTCATCGGGGAGTTCAACACCGACACGGTCGAGTGGTTGCAGGTGCAGGATATGATCCGTCGCCCGCTCGCCCAGACGCAGACGAGCATCCCGTTCATGCTTCAGGTCTGGGGCAATCTGTTCTTCAAGCAAGCCCAAAAATGGGCCATCATCGACAACTGCGCCATTAAGGCGTAAGATTACAGCCATATTCGGCATGGGAGCCCGTAGCCGCAAGCTGCGGGCTCTTTTACTGTTGAGAACCAAGGAGAATCGACATGAGCGTGATTAATCGTGACCCCACCGTTCCGTTGACCCCAGAGTCCGCAAGGCACTTCCAAAAGTACGACCCTATCGCGGGTAGCATGGTGCTGTTCGAGCGCGTGCAGCTAAGCGAGGAGGTGCGTGTAATGTCCCAGCGGGTCGTCCTGCCGCTCGGCCCGGACGCGGCCGCCGACCGCACGACTTTCTGGGTCTCGCCGGCTCTCCCGATTACTGTGACGGGCTTTCAGGTCGTCGCAGAGACTGCCATCACCGGGACGGGGGCGGTCGTCGACCTAGAGCTTATCGCGGGGGCCGTGGCCGTCGCGAACACGGCCGAACTGGTCGGCGCGGCCATTGCAGACGCCTTGTTCGCCGGCACCGTCGTCGCGGGCGCTATCCCCGCGGGATCCTTGCTCAAAGCCACGGTTACGACCGACACGGCGGCCGGCGGTCTCGGTCTCTGTGCGGTCCTGACCTACGTCTTCGCGTAAACCTCAAGAGGGGCCGACCCATGAGCCTTTTAGACCTCGCGCTTACGAAGGAATGGCTGGCCAACCGATGGTTGGTCGGCCTTAACTTGACAGACCCCGCAACGGGTTTGCCGTACCCGGACGCCCACTATCAGCAGGCGATCCTACAGGCGCGCGATATGCTGGCTTATGAGTTCGACCTCGCCCTTGAGCCGACCTCCGACGTTCAGCCGGTGGACGTCACGCAATGGAGCGAGTCGACCGACTTTCTCATGACCATGCCAAAACGACCGATCATTTCAGTTGAAAAGATCTCGTTTTGGGCTGGGAACAACGAAGTTTGGACCGTGCCGCCCGAGTGGATTATCCGGCCCTCCGACAAGTTCGGCCAGCTCCAGTTGAAGCCCGACGGCATCACGCACGGCGCTTACACAACCCGATTCCCGAACACGTTTCAAGGGAACCACGCCTATAAGGCATCACAGATTCGGGTCGCCTACACGGCCGGTTATCCTGAGACTGATGTCGGCCAGTCGTACGGCCGCCGGAATAGCGACCGGGTTATCGGGGTCGGCACTGCTTTTAAGACCACAGTCAAGTTGAACGACTTCATCGGCTATGACGGCGCCGAGGCCCGGGTTGTGGCGCGTATCGTCTCGGACACCGAGCTGATCGTTGATCGGCCGTGGGATTACGCTAACGGCGCAGCCGGTGACCCGCCCGACACGCTGACGACCTTGACAGTCCGGATGCCGGCCATCTTCGGCGAGTTCATCGGCGCGCTCGCGGCGGGCTCCATCCTCATAACTGCGGGCGACCTTGTGATCGGCGCGGGTATCGCGTCCATGAGCCGCTCGATTGACGGGCTGAGCCAGTCGATCAACACGACAAGCTCGGCGGAAAACAGCGCCTACTCGGCGCGCATCAAGTCGCTGCAAGAGGTCGTCAAGGACGTGCGGGTGCGGGTCAAGCGCCTATTCCGACCGATTCTCGGATTCGTCATTTAGTTGACACCCTAAACGTTTAGGGTATAATCACATCAAGCGGGAAGCCCGCCAGACCACAAAACCCGGAGAGCGAAATGGCGAATGAAATCAAAGAGCTGAGCGACTGGGCCGACAAGGCCCTTACCAAGGGCGACGGCCCACCCCCCGGTTACACGGCGATCCCCGGAGGCAAAAAGGGCGGCTATCGCAAGCCCAAGGCGGGCGGTGGTTGGAGCTACGTTTACACGCAGGGCAGCGCAGGCAAGAGCAAGCCGGAGCCGGAGCATGATGACGGCGGGTATTCGCGGGCGCCTCTCAACGACCGGGAGTTTACTAATATTCTAAACAGCCCCGACCAGAACTCACGGCACCTCATGGGCCTTGCGGACGCAATCTGTGAGGACCACGAAAGGGTTCGCGAGGCCATTCAGACGGTCATCAAAAAGCGCGACTTCACGGGGCTCGCAGATCTCGGTCGAAAAGGACTCGCCGAGGCGCCCTACCTAGACCGCCCCGTCTGGGACCGGCTTGTGCGCATCGCGGACAAGGCCGCCGAGCACGCGCGCAGCGAAAAAAAGACGGCAGCCGCGGCAAAGCGCGAAGATGCCGGCAAGAGCAAGCCGGAGCCGGAGCATGAGGACGAGGGGTCTTCGCGGGAACCCATCAGCGCCAAAGCATTTTCCGACATGATGAGCGATCCCGACTGGACTACGGGCCAGCTTATGGATTTTGCGGGTATCACCGGCTTGAATCACGAGGATATTCTGGACGCTATCAGGGTGGTTGTCCGCAAACACAACTACGCGGGGCTCGAAACCCTCGCCCGCAAGTCACTTGAGTCAGCTTCCACTCTAGACCGTCCCGTTTGGGCGCGTCTCGCCCGCATCGCGTCCAAGGCTGTCGAGATAGAAGCGGCGGAGAAGGCGGCGACTGACAAGGCGGACTAGGCCGCCGAGAACGCGAGACGCACCAGCCAGCCAGCCCGTCATGCCTACGCCCACAAATACCGTGGCGAAGACTAAGGACCAAAAACTATGTTCTACCCGCTTCGCCCCAAATACGTTGCACCGCAAGCAATGTTCAACCCAGAGATCTTCCGGTCGGACATCGTCAAGTTCGGCGGTGACTGCCCGAACATCCGCTGGGAAAAGGCTTTCCCTTGCCCGTGCAAGATGGTCGTCACGTTGCGGTCGATTGACGGCGAGATCGGTGGGGAAAGCCGGACGGGTTGCACGCAGTGTCATAACGCGGGGGTTTATTACGTCCGCCAGCCTGATACCTACGCCATTGTCACGGGCGTCGGGGAAACAAGCAGCTCGTCTGGCAAGACGACGGGTTCGGGTTGGGCGGACGTGCAAGCAACGTTTACGTTCCTGCCAGAGAACGCCCCCGCGCATGATGACCGCGTGACCGATCTACGGAGCTGGATCCAAGTTTCCGAGAGGCGCAAGCGCAAACGGGACGGGGAGAAGTTCCGCTTCCCGCTGGAAGTCCGGGAGATCATCGCGGCCGACTCGGGAAACGACACGGTGCCGGTCTGCTTTCGTCAGACCGTTATCGAGCTGGCGACGGCCCTCCCCTCGGGTGCGTTCGCGGCCCGGCTAACGGAAGGCGTCGACTTTGAAGTTCTAGACGGCGAACTGATCTGGGCGCTCGGCGATGCCCTTGAGACCGCGCCGACCGTCGGGAGTGATTACACGGTCACTTACTGGATTCACCCGAGATACTTGATTCAGAACATACCCTATATTTCACGCCCAAGTGTGACGTCGACGCCTAAGCAGGTCGGCGGCGTGATGACCCCAGCTTTGACGGATATGCCGGTAAAGGCTATCGGTTATCTTGAGTTCGTCGGCCCCGCCGCGGGAACCACCGGAGTTTAATAATGTCGAATGCATTTACAGAGCTTAGTGACTGGGCTGACGAAGCCCTCGCCAAAGGCGCTAAGCCGCCTTCCGGTTACACGGCGATCCCCGGAGGCAAAAAGGGCGGCTATCGTAAGCCCAAGGCGGGCGGTGGTTGGAGCTACGTTTACACGCAAGGATCCGCAAGCCGGAGCAAGAGCACGGCACTCTCTGGTAAAAGCGCACCCGCTAAAGAGATCCGCTCGGTGGGGGACCTCCGGACGCTGGAAAAGCCCATCACGGTGGAGTCCGTTGGGGACGAAAACGTGTATCTCAAGGACGCGGCTGGTGGCAGCCACTTCTTCAAGTATACCGAAAACCAAAACCCATCGAAAGCGACCCCCAAAGAGCTTAGCTCGACGACTGACGTTGACAAGCTCGTCGGACCTATCACTTTCAACAGCTCAGGCGGCGAGAACTTTTACGTCACAGACGGGGACAGCAACCTTCATTTCGTGAAGGTGGAAGACAATCAACGCGCCTTCGTAAAGTTGCTCGCGCATCTGATTGCGAGTGACGAAGGCGCCCCCGGCGAAAAAAAGACGGCAGCCGCGGCAAAGCGCGAAGATGCCCCAAAGGGTCCGAACATCCCCGACATCGTCGGCTATTTCAAACCCCCGACCCGATAAGGGCCTAAACCATGTCCTACCTGCAACAAGTATCAGCGTGGGCTGACCGGATCTTGAAGTCCGTCGGCGTGATTAAGTTCGCGGGCTCGGCTACGTCTGCGTCTGCCCCTAGTGCAGGCGGTGGGGGTGACGGCGGCGACGGCAAAACCCCGCCCGACGGCTTCTCGCCGATTCCCGGCTCAAAACATAACGGCTACCACAAGCGGGTCGGAAACAAGTGGGTCTCGTGGTACCCCGGCAAGGGCACCGGGAAACACGCAAAGGAGGACTTGTCGCAAGAAGAGCACCAAAAAGCGTTCGACTCGGTCGGGCCGCGGCACCGTAAGTTGCTCGACGGGATGCGGAACAACAGCGTCCGGAAGTTCGAGCCCGACGGCAAAAAGAACGCTGTGCAGAAAGAGGGCAAGGCCGAGGCCAAGGTCGAAGTGGTCGGAGCTGAAAAGAAAGCCTCCGCGGCGAAGGCTGAAAAGAAAGCCCCCGCCGACGAGGCAAAGGCTGAAAAGAAGGCGAAGAAGCCGGCTAAGGCCCACCCGCATCAAGCAACAATGGACGCGGTCGCTGAGCACGGACCGGACAGGCCGATCCCGCCGACGGCGACCAACGTAAAAATGCACTATGACCCTAAGCTCAACCCCGAGGCCGCCCACACGGGCGCGCTTATGTCATGGGTAAACGCAAAAGGCGTAACCGAGAAGTCCTACAGCGCGGAGTTCCAGCGGCGGACCGCGCACGCTAAGTGGACCCGCCTCGCGACCATGGTCCCGAAGATCGAGCAGGGCACGAAGTCGCTCCGGGCTGCAATGACAACGGGGACCAAGCGCAAGCGGGACGCCGCGGTCGCACTCGCGCTTATCGAAGAGACCGGCATTCGCCCCGGGAGTCGAGAGGCCGCGGCGCGTGGGGGCACGGCGGACACCTTCGGCGCGACGACGCTCAAGCCTGAGCACGTCACGTTCGTTGGGGACACGGCGCACCTGACATTTATCGGCAAGGCGTCGAAAAAGAACCATCGCGTCGTGGATGATCCCGAGCTGGTCGCGGCGCTCAAAGAGCGAGTCGCCAACCCGACGGCGGACGGTTTCCTATTTGCTGCAACCGACGTCGACACACGGGCCGCAATGAAAGAGCATTACGGCAAGTTCAAAGTCAAAGACCTGCGGACGCTTCAAGGCTCCATGCGAGCGGCTGACTTGCTCGCTAAAGAGCCGCCGATCGCCATCACGGCGAACAAAACGAAGGACCTCAAAGCGATCCAAGACGTGATCAACCGCGTATCAAAGGGCGTGTCAGAGTATCTCGACAACACGCCGCCCATGGCGCGCGAGTCTTATATCCACCCGTCGCTGTTCGTCGAGTGGATGACTCAGAGCGGCATCGGCCCCGAGTACGTCAAGGCGTTGTTCAAGGGCAAAAAGGGCAAGGGGCATCACCCGATGCGCAAGATGACCCCCGGGGGCGAGGCGCTCCTTAACGCGTCGCTCAAGCGGGCGCAACCGGCCGGCGGAGCAAAGGTAGCCGGGGCGGACGGTGACACGGATGACGAGCACGAAAAAGAGACCTATCCTTTGAGCTTCAAGGGGTTTTAGCCGATGGCAACTAAAGCGTTTTTCGACAAGATCAAGCGGTGGCACACGACTGTCTTGAGCGACCGACGCTTGGCGATCAAGGTCGCGCTGTTCGAGCGGTGGCTTGAGCTGTCCGGCTCGCTGCGTTCGACGCTTCCCGCGTACCAAGAGGCAATGAACGTTCGGGAAGAGGACGGCGGGAAGACGCTCGTGTTCGCGCTGTCGGCCGAGCCACGTATGGCCCAGCTGGTCGAGTTCGGCGTCCTGCCCTATGATATGCGTGAGACGCTGCTCAAAATGAGCACCCGGTCGATCCGCGTCTCAAAAAAGGGGCACCTATTTCTCTACGTCCCGTTCGGGAATACAACGCGATTCATTCGGAAACAGGGCGGGTCCGTGGCGGAACGGGCGGCTCGAAATCTGGGCGCTTACAAACCCGGCGGCGGCGCGGACAGACTCCCGGCGGGGATGTCGGAGAAGCTCGCCCCGTGGCACTCACACGACCCGCTGGCCAGTCTCGTGCGGCACGCGCCGACGGGGAATCAGCGCGGCTCAACATACATGACATGGAGAACAATCTCACAGAACGGTCGGCCGTGGACGAACCGCGGTATCCAAGCTCGCAACTTTATGCGGCAAGTGCTTGAATACGAAGCTGACGACATCGCAAACAAGGTACTCGGGAGAAAATAAAAATGGCAGAAACGCTTTCACCAACACCTACTACGCCCAAAGGCGGCGGTTCGATGGCCCCCTTGATGACCCAGTCGATTCAGGGCAAGGGCAAGACCAAGAAAACCAAACCCAAGAAGTGATCCACTATGGGATTCCTAGACTTACACGTTGCGCACCGTATCGCCACGGGGCTCCGAATCTTCGCGACCGACGCCGGCAAGTTGTTATTCAACTCGTGCATGGACGGGCTGATCCCGCAGGACGAGATCGACCGTCTTTATGAGGCGCTCTTCCCGTACGAGCCCGGCGGAGCTGAAAAGGAGGACCGCCCACGGGGGGTGAAGGTGGCGGTCCGCACGAGCTACCGGGGGTTTATTGACGCCCGGCTCGCGCCCCCGACGGGGACCGGGGACGAGACCGAGGGGACCGCGCACTTCCCGGCCATTGTCGTCGATCTCGCAAGCGAGACGCCGACAAGCTCTTTAGGCGGGCGTGCTCGCCGGACGAGGTATGATCAAGTCGTGGAGCTTATGATCATCGCCCAGACCAAAGGCGAGGTTCGGGCGTTGCACGTTATCTTACAGGATATGCTGATCGATAGCGGCCCGCACTTTGCGGCTTTGGGTTACCCGGGCGGAATCCACCCCGGCCCCGCGGGGGATATTCGACCCGCCGACGGGGCGATGGCGGGACTCGCGCCAAACCTGATAAACATGGTCCAGCGGTATCAGCGGTGGCGGGGCGAGATCGTCCGGGTGACGCCCAACATCTTCACCGACCCGCTGCCAGCTATCACAGGTGTGAGCTTGCACCATGTCGACGCCGTCGGCGAAGGTGGCTTGCAGGGGAAGGCGAACCCCGTTATTCCACCAGATATTTGACGTTTCAGCACACGTCGGCAGACTCAACGCAAAAGGGGTACAGCATGGCATCTTCAGTCACAGTTAACGGGCAAACGACTTCTCTGCCGGGCGTTTACGCCGATCCGACCTACTCGGCCGCCGCGCGGGCTCTGCCCCGGGCGAAAGTCGTCGCCATCTTTGGCGAGTTCCCCGAGTTTGAAAACGGCGTCCTTGGCCGCTTCACCTCGGCCGGCGCGCTCGTGGCGGCGGCACCGACCAACACGACGCTCGAACAAGCGGCGGCGATCGCCTTCGGGCCGGGCTCGGATACGGCCGTCGGGTCACCTGCGGCGGTGCTTGTAGCCTCAACGCTGCCGTCCGTCGCCGCGCTGTCGGAGCTAGCCGACGCATACAGCACACTCGGCGTCTCGCTCGCGTCTAAGCTCTTCGGGCCGACGGGGAACCAGATTGCGTTCACGTTCGCGGCGAACGCAACCGACACGCTCAAGCGAGACCTCTCGGTGTACAAGCAAGGCGTGAGCGAGCCCTTGACCAGTCTCGGCTCGGGGCCGGTGATCGAAGTGGGTTACGCCGGCACGTTCGCTGACCAAATAAGCCTTAGCGCGACCGGCCCGATCTACGACCCGGAGCTGGCGGAAGTCACCGCCGAGGTCCATGTCTCGCTGTCCAAGGCGCTCGACGCGACTGGGGCCGATTACGTTGTCCCGGCCGCCGATCGGGTCGCGAGTAGCGTGGTGACTTTCACCGCGGATGTCTCCACGACGATTTCGGGTAACACAAACGTCATAATCACAGGCGCGGCTAGCAGCGGAGTGGCGACGACGGAAACCGTCGTCTTGCTCGCTGGGTTTAGCACCACCATCAGCTCGACCACGGCTTGGAGCCGCGTCGACAACATCTCCGTGGAAGCCGTAGCGGCCGCGGCCGGCAACGTCAACGTCTGCTGGCAGGTGATCAAAATCGACAAACACACCGCGCGCACGTTGGCACAGGTCGCGGGTATCCTCGGCGACTTGACCAACATCACGGCCGCGGTCAAGAACGCCCGGGCATCAACGCTGACCCTTGGCGATCTTGACATCCTCCCGTCGTTCAACTTCCACACCATCGCGGCGGTCCTGCGGGCGGATAGCTCCGAGCTGGTCCGGCAGGTAAACGCGCAAAGTCGTTTCGTGACGGCGACTCGGTCGCTACCGGATGCCGCTTGGGCTCTCGCGCAGGTCGACACGACCGGCACCGGCACGGGTGTTACGGCCTCGACGGCCTTGGCAATGACCAGCACGGCCGGCCTCGCCGCCGGCTCGGTGATCTTCATCGGCCCTACGGCGGCCTCGCCGCGGGTGATCGCAGTCGTGGCGGTCGTCGTCAACGCGACAATGCTTACGCTCGAAACGGGCTTGCCCTTTGACTTCAAGGCACTGCCGGTCTTCGCGTTGACCAACGCGCCCGCGGGTCGGGCGGCGGCCTTCGCGGGCTCGCGGGTACTCGCGGGAGGACTAACCGGGACCACAACGAGCGCGTCGATCTTGCTCGCCCGAGCGGCGTTGTCGTTTTCGGACGTGTCGGTTATCACCGTGCTATCGTTCGACGACGTGCTAATCCGTGCCGCCTATGATCACGCGGTTAAAATGGCCGGCGTCGGGGCCAACGAGTGTTGTGTGTGGGCCGCCTTCGCGGCGGGCTCGACCAAGGCAACGATCGACGCCGGGACGATCGCTTACAACTCTCGCCACATCGCGTTCGCGGGGCAGTCCATCCGGGTTATCGACCCCCGCGGAAACCGCCGACTGCTCGACCCCCGCTTTCAGGCGCTTCAGCTCGCGGCGATGCAGGGCGGGGTCGCGATCGCGGAGCCCATCACAACTAAATACGCCCGGGTTGTCGGGGTCGTCGAAGGCGCCGATTGGGATGGCACGGCCGACCCCTCCGAGATGATCCAGCTCGGGTTGACCGTCTACCGTCGGGACACCCGGGGTTATCACGTCGCCCGAGCGGTCACGTCGTATCGCGCAAGCGACGACGTCAACCAGTCGGAGGTCTCGGCGAACGAGTCGGCGTTCTGGCAGATCCGGGACATGCGGGAAGAGCTGCGGGCCATCATCGGCACAAACAGCTCGGAGGTCCTACCCGAAGCTCTGGCCGGCAACGTGATTGCGCGCGGCCGGGTGCAGGTGATCGGGAAGCTGATCCGGGCGATCCACGAGGACACGGTCCGAATCGTGCAGAACGGGGATACCGGCGTGGTCTTCTATGATTACGAGCCCTCCGTCCCGTATAACTTCCTAATCCTTCAGCCGAATGTTCGGCAAGTAAGCTTCACGTTCAGCGCAAGCTAAGGCGGACATCATGGCAGTTGAAAAGACATCTATCAGCGGCGCGAGCGTCATTGTCACGGTCGACGGTAAAGACGTCGGTTGGGGCACGGGCCTTGACGGAGACGTCCAACTTGAGGTCCGGGAGGCGCGTTCGCTCGGGTCGATTGATCCGCGCGAGCTAAAGATCGTGCGGCGCTCGGCAACGTTTACCCTCCGGGCGATCCGAATCGTTAACCTCCCCGGCGCGGTGATCGGATACTTCCCGGACGGGGACAGCCTCGCCACAGTGAGAATGCGGCCCCTTACGTTCGAGATCCGCGACGAAGACTCGGGCGTTGTGCTCAAACGACTTTTCGGGTGCAAGCCAATGTCTTTGCGGTTTTCCGTCGAGGAGGGTTCCTTGTTTCAAGAGACCTGCTCGTGGCGCGCTATGCGCGTGGAAGACGGCGACAAATAAAAAGCAGTCGTCTTTGAAAAAAGTGGTTGACACCCCGGCCCGCCGGAGTATACAACCACCAAGTCGAGGCGGCCTTAAACCGCAGCGGCGTGGTGATAGCTTCCGCCTTGGTGGCAGCTACTCCCACAAACCATACGGTTGGTTGTCGGCGGCGAGGTTTCTCGCCACGGACGACTCCCGGAGGTGGTCTTGCGCTCACGGATAAGTGAGCATGTAAGACCGAAAAAGAAACCCGCTCATTTCGAGTGGGTTTTTTTCGTCCGCGCTAACCCCTCACAGAGGGGCCGGCTTCCCGCGTGTCGTCCCGTTGACGACCGGCTCGTTCGGCGAACTGACCGCGATGACCGCGATGTTAAGGTGCGTGCCGGGGTTGGCCCACCGGCTCGCCTTTTGGGCGGCGTTGTAGCGCCGCCATGCGCCTTCGCGGGTCTTGTGGGCGCTCTCGACGCGCCCCACGAACTCGCCCGAGCCGTCGGCGTAGGCGACGGGGTTTCGGATAATAACGATGGGGTTTCTCATGGGGTTTCTCATGGGTTTTCCTTTGGGGATGATTGCCCGGCCGAAGCCGAGCGGTGGTTTGTGGCTATGAGGCGCAGTCGTAACAGCCGCAGCCCGGGCGGTCGGTGCACCAGCTGCTGAAACCGGGCACCGAGGCCGCGTGCCCCGCTCCGCTCGCACGGCCACGCCCCGAGCGTGGGACGATGCCCCCGCCATAGCCGGCCGGCTGCGATCCGGTCTTGCTGGTCGTCTTGCTGGTCGCCTTGATGGTCGCCAGCGTGGACTCCCCACCGTCGCGGTCGGGGCCAGTCCAGACGATCGCGGCGACCGTCTCGGGCTTGCTCTCGCCGCTTTTCTTGGTGACGGTGACTGTCTGCCCCGCAACGAGCTTTCCGCTCGCGCGGATGCCCCAGCTTCCGTCTTGCAGTTTTGCGTAGCTTGCACTCATTAGTTTTCCCCTGTGGTTTTGTGGGTTGTCCGGCCGAAGCCGGGGTTACTCGTCTTCTTCAACGACAATCTTGACGCGGCGGACCGCGTCGTTGGTCCCTTTCTTGACATACTTTCTGTGGGCGGTGTCGCTACACCGCCGCCCGAGGCCGCAGGAACATACATCCCGCGAGAGCTTCCGGAAGTGGTTGCTCTTCCCCACAAGTTCGGTGTTACGGGTCCGGTTCATAATCTCTCCTTTCGTGATGACCGCCCGGCCGAAGCCGGGGGTTTGGGTAGGGGTTACCAGCCCTTTGCGAGGGCTCAGGTGTTCCGCCGCCACGCGGCCTCGCGGGATACATCCCGCACGAACATCGAGCGGCGGTTAGCGCACGTTCCGCCCTCAATCAGCTCTTCGAGCCAAACGCGAACGTTCGACTCGTCAGTCTTGGCGATCGCCGCGACGAACCCGACGGTTCGTGGTGACTCCGCCATGTCCCAGATCGCCGCGGGGCTTTCGCCCTTGGTGATCTCTCGGCCCAGAAACTCAATATAGGCGGCTCGGATCGTTGTTGCCATGGTGGGGGCTCCTTCTAGGGGTCCGGGGTGATTCCCTTCCCTCTTGTGATATTGTACCCTAAACGTTTAGGGTGTCAACAAAATCGTCACCGAAATGCGAAAGTTTTTTCCACCCTTTGACGCAGGTGATTCCGCCGTGATACTCGGCAGGTATGGAAAACGACGTGCATGTCCAGACAAAAAGCCTCCGGGAACGCGCCAACCCCCCGAAAGATAACGCGCAACCGCAGCTTATCGATTTCGCCGATCGCGCATACCTAGACGTGAAGTGGTTCGACCGGGTGGCCGGCGAGCACCGGGAGTTCAGCGGGACGATCCGGGTGCTAAGCATCAGCGACTTGATCGAGGCGTCGGCCGCGTTCAACCGGGTCATTACGGGCGTGCCTTATGAAACGATCCCGCCCGAGGTGCGCAACCGGCTTTGGCCGCAGGCTAAGTTGATCATAATGTTCAAGGACCAGCCGGGTGGCCTTAAGCTTGTCGACGCGTGCGACGTAGACCGCGCCTTGCTCGCGAGCATTGTGCAGGAGGTGGAACGCCTTGAGGCGGATTGCTTTCGCCACGTTCTGGGACCGGGTGAAGGTGACGAGGGCGCGCCCCGAGTGGTCGTGGCGACGCGCCGGGCTGTTGCAGCTTCCACCTCTGCCGCTGTGCCCCGATAACAGCGGGCGGCTGGCGCTACGCCATGACGAGGTGCTCGCGATAACGCTTTGTCTGCAAGACGATAAAACTTTCAGCTCAAACTATGCTCGGTTCGGGCCGAAAAAGCGCCACACGACTGGGCTGTTTTCGGGCGAGGCCGCTAAACTGGAAGACGCGTGGCGCGCGCAAGCCAAGCGTAAAGGGAGAGCGAAATGACCGAAGCGGCGGCGAAACTCACATTCGACACGCTCGACGCCGAGCGGCAACTGTCGGAGATCGAGCGGCGTCTCGACGGGTTCGCCCGCCGGGCCGAGAATCTGTCAACTGGTCTTGGAGCCGCGGGCGGCGTAGGGGGACCAAGCGGGATGGGCGGCAATCCGTCCGGCGCAGCCCCGGCCGTCGTCGGCTCGTCCGACCCGTTCGCGTCGACAAACGAGAAGCTTTCCCAGATCGTTGACCTCCTAAAGGGCGGGGCTGGCGGGGGCGGTAGCGGCTCGGGGGTCGCAGGTGGCGGCGGCGGGTCGTCGCGTTGGGAGCAGCCCGATTCACCCCGACCAAAGGCCGACTCGAACACCTCTCGGGGTGGGCGGAGCGGCTTCGGCGCGCTCACGGGCGCCGTGACGACGATGGCCGGTGCGTCTAATCCGGTCAGTGGTATCGCGTCCGGCGGTGCAGCTATTATCGGCGCGGTCGGTGGCCCTATTGCGGGCGCGGTCGCTGGCATGGTGGCCGGGCTCGTCGGAGTGCTTGTAGCCGCGGCACAGCAAGCCGTCCAAGTCGCGACGACTTCAAGCAAAATGCTCCGGGCAGAACATATCCGAACGGGCACAGCAAGCGACGCGCGGACGGTGGCGACCCGCCTCTCGGCGATCTCCGCTAACGGTGGGTGGTCGCCCGAAGAGGCCCAACAGATGGCGCAGGAGGAGCAATCGGCCTCTGGCCTCGGCTCTTCCGTCGGCGGCGCGGCCGGAACTCTCAAAATGGCTGGCGTCTCAATGTCGGGTTTTGGGCGGTTTCGCGGCGCGAGTCGCCAGTACGGCGGAACGACCGGGGGATCCTATGAGGCTCTGAGGCTCGCGGGTATGGCGCGCGGTGTCGGGCTCGACCCGAACACGATCCTTGATCAAGTCGCCTCGTCCCGCTCAACCCTCGCGCCCTATGGCGGCGGGGATGACGGCACCGGTGAACAGCGGGATTTCATGGAGCGGGTCTATAGCACCGAGGCGGGCCGGTCCACGGGCAAGGGCGCGGCTGGCGTTATCACCGGACTAGCTCAAGGCAACGTCTCCCGGGCTGAGCGGTTTCGCGAGCCGCTCAAGACGATGGCCAGCACGTTTGATGACATGGCGGCTTATGAGACCGCGGGCAAGAGCGGTGCGACTGATATCTTTGGTTACTCGGCCGCGCTTTCGGACGCGGCGATCAATCAGACACCCGAGCAAAAAGCCATGAGCTACAAGGCTCGGGGACTTAGCAGTGAGCAGGCCGGTAGCCTTTTGGCTGCGTCAACGGGGCAATCCTTCGCCGCCGGCTCGGCCGTGGCGAACGCGGCGGGTGACTATGGGATCCCGACGATGGACTTTTCAGCACCCGGCGCAGACGCCGCGTCAATGCAGACGGATTACCTTCGGGTGCTAGGGGCCAGCGCGGAGCAGGACAGCATCAACATCGCAGGCTCGCTTGACCACCTCGGCGGCATCTTGGGCACGCTCAAAATGATGGCGGCTTGGGATCGGGGCAAGCGGGACTTCTCCGCCGGGGTGGCTGACGCGGTCTTCGCCAACCCGTGATAGGTGGTACGAAATGATTAACGTTGTGATCCATAGGTTCGACAAAAAGGCGCAAACGGCAGACGTTTTCAGCTTCAAGCATACTCAACGCCTTCGCGGTGGGGGAGGCGGCGGCTTTTCATCGTTGGAGGTGCAAGTTAGTCCGGTCTCGTTTTCACTTGTAGACCGCCCCAACGCGCGAGACTGGATAACGCTTGAGGTCAACGGAGACACGATCTTTGTCGGGCGAATCAGCTCTTCGAGTTTTAGTGTTGAATCGGGCGAGACCGGGCTTGTGCAACGCGAGCCCCTGAATATCAGCGCCGTCGGGTTCCTAGACGTGGATCTCGACATTATGGTGACCCCGGCACGCTCGACGTCGGTCGGTGGGTTATACGGTCAACGGGAATGGTTTGAGAAAGTCGTTATCCCGATGGCGGGACAGATCAACGGGCCGGTCGGGAAGACGTTGGCGGGTTTTCTCGTGGCGGTCTACAACTGCCAAGTACCCGGCACCGTTTTTGGTTTAGGTGAAACTACTACTAAGACCCTCGGAGAATGCGTTTACCCGGTCTTTGACCGGCTAAGCGCGGGCCACTTTGCGATTCAGGCGCAGCCCGTTGAGGTCGTGCAAGGCTTTAGCTCGGCCGGGGTGCAGTCCATCACGAAGGCCGCCGGCAAGGCGTCGCAGTTGCTGACCGGCACCTACCAGCCGAACGAGCAGTTGATCGAGCTGACCGCTTGCTTGCTGACACACGACGCGACGATCGGGATGGGCGGACGCCAGCCAGTGCCGCTTGTCGGTCGGGGAAGCCCGGACCGCTTGCGTGGGCGGATTATGGCGCTGCGCTATCGCGTCGCCCCCTTTCGCGTGGCGGCGCTCAAGGACCGCATTAGGGACGCGTCGGGGGTGTCGGGGGGCTTTACGGCCATGCCGAGCGCGGCGGCGGTAAGCCGTTTTGACGCCGAAGAGTTCAACCGACCGACATGGAAGGAGTTGAAAGTAAAGAACGTTGGTGTTCTTTGTTTCCGCGTCAACTCGTCGACAAGCGGCAGCGGGGAGGTATCAGCCGCAACGGCGTGGCTCTCGTTCATCGGCGGCGGCGACGATATGAAACTCGCCGAAAATCTCGGTCTCCCGTACTTTGACGAGAAGCGCACAGCGCGGGACGGTCTACGCCTACAGACGACCCTCTGGCCGTTCATCCCGCCTCTTGGTGGGGTGAAAAAAGACGGGCCGGAGGCGACCGATATTATGGCCCTCGTGTCGAGACTCGCTGCGACCTATTATCAGTTCGCGTCCCCCGGCGCGATGTTCGAGGAGGGGTCAGCGACGCTCGCGGTTTTCAGCCCCGAGTATGAGCCCGGCATGGTTATTCAAGTGCCGATCGGGGGTCGGCTGTTGACCGCCTACGTCGTCGCGGTGACACACGACGGGGCCGTTGACGGTGACGGGCACGTCGAGGGCACGACAACGCTAAACTTCGCCCGTGGGCTTTTCGACGAAGCTTTGCGCGATCCGGAGATACCGATTAACGAAGCCGACGTTCCAACACAAACCCTTGGAACTTCCACGTCGGCGGACCCGAAAAAGGACTGCAATGAGGGCCGCCCGGTCAACACCCCGGCGGGAAGAAACCCGCAAAAGTTCAACCGATTGGCGCAAGTCCCCGTTATTGATTGGCTAAAGTCGTTCGGACTAGCAACGATCGAACAATCCGGGGGTGATCGTCTAAAGCGCCAGATGATAAGTGTTTTCGACGGCACCGGGACTTGGGGGGTCGGTGGGGAGACGGCCCAGAAGAACGCTTACGCCGCGTCCGCGTGCATGTATGTGATCCAACGATATTGGCGATCCCGCTATCCCGACGCTCGAATCCACATCGCAGGACCACAAGGCTGGGTCCGAAACAGCTCGGACGTCTCGCATTCGTCGACGGCCGGTTTCGACTTTTATATCGATAAAAATGACGGGTCGGGTCTTCGCGTCTCCGCGGGCGCAGCGTGGGCGAGTCTCTGGCGGCTTGAGGACAACGGCCGCTTGCCACGGGGTGGGAAGGGGCTTTACCTCAATGTCAACCCCGGTGGGGTAAACGCCAACCCTAAAGGGGTTAGTGCAAACGAAGACGGCGGCGGGCTGCTATGGGGAGACGCCAGCGCAGGGTTCGGGCAGTACGCCGGACCCGGGGGGAGTTCCGGCACGCATTACGACTTCGCGGGCTACCTGAGCAACCCGGATGCCGCTGGTCGACGCAACCCCAACGGGCAACACTGGCTCGCGACCGACTGGGACGGCGACGGGAATGATGAGCTA